ATTGAGCCATTGACGGTTGAATAAGGTGTTCCTTAATTTCTCCGTTTACAAACATCAGAAGGGCTATCACAGACTCTATCATTTTAACAATCCCATTTTCTTAAAGCTTTGTTAATACGGCTGTTAGGGTCATTAGCCGTCTTTTTAGATGTAAGCTTCTTTTTCATACCCATCATACGCTTACAAAAGCTTCTACGTCTAGCTGCGGCTTTTGGCGAACGCTTTGCTTCTTTAGCAGATACAGGTCTCTTGATGTTCTTCCCCTGCCTACGAAGGCTTGCTCGGCCTTTTGCATTAAGACCTCCTTTTGGGTCTTTGCCTTCTTTACGTTGCCATGCTGGTGATTTAGCCATCTACGTTCTCGCATAAGTAGGTTTTTTGCCACCACCGCTAGGATTGGTAGCACGTTTACGTCTAACCGCTGCTGTCTTCTGTGCTTTAGTCATAGATGATGCTTTAGATGCTGGTACACATTTTGGGTACTTCCTACCATCACCCATTTTTCTACCGCACTTTGGATGACTTCCATCCTTGTTCTTGGTAGATATATCACGCCAATCTTCATTAAACCACTTGGTTAGACTCATGCGTATCTGCCGCCCATTTTCTTATACTGCTGAACAAGCTGGCCTGATGCGTATGCGCTAGGCCATTTCTTCACTCTTGCTTTTACCATAGCTTTTGCTTTTGCATATAACTTTGGGTTAGTTGGTTTACCAGCCATTACTTACCTACCTTCTTCATAGCCAACTTATGTGCTTGTGTGAATGTACTACCATCCATCATTTTCTTTGTCATAAATTCCATATGCTTCTTAGTATGATGCTCAGAGTGACGCTTCATTGTAGCTTTCTGTCTTTTTGTAAGTTCTTTAGTCATGTTGCTTTCTACCCTTTTCACATCTGGCCTTCATAACTGCAACTACCCATCTAGCACCTTCAGCGTGGGCTAGAGTTTCGATTCCAGTTCCCGCAGGATATATGTTATTCGTTGTGATCGACTCCAAGTATTGTAAAAAATCTTTTCCGATACCGCTGCCGAACAGACCATAGGCTTTACTATTAAGGTCTTCGTCAACTTCTTTGCGATACCCACGACCATCGATTGAGACATTTATTTTCTCCTTCATTGCGGCATTTGTCCTTGCTGCATTAATTGTTGCAACATTTGTACATTGTCTTTTACTTGGCTTTGTTCCGCTAGAAGCTCTTCTTTAATGCCAAACTTTTGTGCCAAGAAACGTATAACCATTTCCTGATTATACAGCACAGGAGTAATCTCAGGCCCGAAAGTGGATGCAACAGTTTGTTGGAATCTTACAAAGTCAGAAACGTCTTGTTGGTCTTGCGCTCTGAGCAGGGGAGAGACTGGCACAATACGCAATTCACGACCATCCACCTTCGGGATGTCCAACAGTCCCTGCTTTGTGTAGATATAAATCAGACGTTCTACCAGAGGCTGAAGGAACTCTTTTTGCATTCGACCAGCAACAGCACCCATATCACGAGCAACATCAGCAAGCCTTTCGGAAACTTCGGTGGCCGATAGTGGGGTTCGAGCATTCGGGCGAGTATCAAGTTCATCAATGAATAATGCCTTTCTCACATTACGTCTCATATCATCAATGACAAGTTGTGCTACGTCAAAACGACCAGCACTTTGCAAACTCTCTATGGAAGAGCCAGGGCTTCTAGGTATAAAAGTGCCGGGCTGTATCGTAATGTTATCAGGATTAAACACGCCATCATCATCGTAGACATAAGAACCAGCAATAGCCATTTCAGCATTTTCAAGAATCAACTGTACTGTTAAGTTTAATGTTTTAATCGCTGGCATTGCTTGTAATACAGGACCACGACCCCATACTTCAAAGCCAGATTTAGACCAGCGAGTTGTAATCCAAGGTTGAGAACCACGGCCCTTTAGCTTCTCTTTAATAAGAATACAGTTGTCTGTTTCTGAGATAAGGTAATAGGTATACTCATCCTTAAATTTGTCTTGTTCATCATAAACGGTAGCTTCAACAATTTTAGTTTTACGTTTAGGATTTCTTTTTTGCTCACTGGACATTTTCTCAGTGTACTTAGCTTTTGGATAACGGTGCTTAACCTCCGTAATATCCATATAGTCATTCCAACGAAACCAGTCTGACACACCATCCATGCGGCCCGGAAGCAAAGCCAAATTAGTAGGAGGTACAGATGAGAAGTGTAAATCACCTTGAAAGCGGCCTTCTTCACACAATAAGTTCATTGTGCCTATACCAAGGTCTTGTAAACCCTCGTGCATCTCAGCGTTAAAGTTTGAGTTACGTAAACCCTCGTGGAGTAAGTCTGTAATCTTATCTAACTCTTCTTGTAGACCAGAACCCATCATCTCTTTGGGAAACTCGGGGCCGGGCTGTAATCTGAAAGCACGACCATTTGGAGGAAAGAAACCAAGTTGTAAGCGACTAGCAAACTTAGGCAGGCCCACCACAGCAGTTTCGTCATAGATATTTTCTGTTCTACGAGATGCTTGAGATTCCTGATAGAAAGACTCACGATGAGGAAGAACGTAATCATATATCTCTTCCCATAAATCTGACCAAGACATCCAGCGAGACTTTGCCTTCTTGTATCGGTCCATAACCCTTTTTAATTCTTGCTCCTCATTAGAGCCAGATACTGCTGGGGCAAAGCTTGAGTCAGTGTACATATTAATACCTTATTGATTTACCTTTAGAGGGAGTAGTTCCCATGTTTCTTCTAAAACCTGTAAAGCCTTCTAACTCTTCACTTTGTAAAGACCTAGCTCCAAGAAGGTTGCTACGCTTCTTTCTTTCTTGATCTTCAGTTCTACGTTCTGATGCAATCTTGTCTTTCTCTGCTTGCTCTTTAGCGGCTTTTTCAGCAGCAATCTGTTCTTCAGATTTTTGAGGCATTTTAGGTTTTGAGAATACTGAACCCATCTGAGTCTCCTTGTTCTTTCTCGAAGATGTGCTGATGTCCTTGTCTACGCAATTCACAATAGAGTTGATAGGGTGTAATAATCCACCATTTATTTATTCCAAGAAAGTGTTTAACAAAAGAAACACAATAAAGCCAACGTGGAAAATATATAGCAGTTTTAGCCCCTGTTGCATCTACACAAGTAGCATACTCAATTAAAGAGCCGACAAGAATGTCTGATTCCTCTTCTTTGTAGGCATTAAAAACCATACTCTTACTAGCGCATTCTGCTTTTAGCCAAACTTTGGCTTTAGGGTCATAATCTACTATATAGCAGTGGTTAAAACCCTTACGCCAAAATGTAAACAATCTCCATGTGCCGTAGTTTTGGCTTTCGCAAAAACAAACAATCATAAACCAGCAACTCTTCTTCCTCTAGCTAATCTAGCTTTTCTCTGTCTGGACAAAGGTGAGCCAACCCTTTCAACGGTTGTATGGGAAGCGGACTTCCCTAAACCGTACACCACTCTCCGTCCTTCACCACCACCTAATAACGCATATTGTAAGGCGTCATGTATATGTGAGAACCGATTCTTGCTAGGCCGTTCATCATATCTCTCACTGCCCATATTATAAGTACGCTTGTATTGATAGCCACCCTCAAAGCCAGCAACCAGAACTGTGCAGCTAGGACTAATTTTCATTGACGGATAGCCATCTGTCATCCGATTAAGAACACCCTCAACCGCTTCAACACGCATAACAGCATCATTACTTGGTGCAGGATAAGCATTTATGCCTGCCGCCCTGAGTATCATAAAGGGCGTTTGCTCTGATGTCTGAGCCATCTGGTTACCAGCAGGATCACCTATAAACTTTAATGTGTGTTTTTCCCAGTCGTTTCTGCTGATTTCTCTTTTGAGGACTTCTGCGAACCGTCCAGCTCCCATATCTTGCCCGATGACCTCGTGGAAGACTGTCCAGCGTCCTGAGTGGAGCTGTTGTGTAAAGATTGCCGATGGCGTACGACCAAAGTCGATGCCGACAATAACTTCAATCCCATCAATCGGTTCGATTGGCGATGTAGCAACGTGACTCTCCTTTCTAAAGGATTGATAGACAGCCTTGCCATCCATAAGGGCTTGGTACTGATTTAGCACATAAACCTTAACCCATTGGGGCGTTTTGCCTAAAATTATCTTTTCATAGTAATCTGGCTGTATATTTGCTGTATTTTCTGCCTTTTTGTTCTTTTCGTAGCCTAAAAGCTGACCGTTTTCGTCTTTTTTCTCTTTCATAGCACCTTCTTGGGCATAAAACGTCCAATCATCGGGCTTTACAAGCAAAAGTTTTTCTTCTGAGGCCATATATTCGGGTGCTGGCACTTCACCAGCCATAATTCCCCACCAATGCGTCTCATCTGGGGAGTTTGTGTCCATAATTACCCCATACCAGCTAGGCCCACCGTCTCTCATAGACGGAAAACGACCACAACGCATGGTGCAAGCATCAACTATAGACTTTGGAAGCTCTCTGGCTTCGTTAAGCCAAACACCAGTTAATTCAAGAGATAATAGCTTTTTAACATCTTCTTGCTTGTCTAAAGCCAAAAATATGACTTCACATTCAACAGATGTCTTGTCGGCAAGAGAGAAGTTGACAAGATGTGTATATGGAGGAGACCACACAAACTTGCCAACTTCATCCCCGAACCAATCCCGCCACGTCTTAATAGTCGTGGTTTTCAGCTGGGGATTGGTGTTACGAATGACTGCCCATCTTGTTCTGCGTACCCCAGCAGAATTAGGGGCTTGATTGACAGCCTTCCGCATTATTTCCATGCAACACGTTACTGACTTACCAGAACCAACTGGGCCTCGTATTCCACGGACAAACGATTCATCCTTCATAAAAGCCCTAGCTATAGGGCCAGGGGGTTTATAGTCGAGATTCATACTGTTCTAATAAATCTTCTTTGACCCCTGCCAACCTGACTCTGACCAGCAAGTCTTCTTGATGCCCGAGAAAGTTCAGCAGTCTGTATTGGATCAATAATAGGCTCTTGAGGACGCTCTGCTTCAGGAGAATATGCGTCATCACCATTTTGACTAGCTGGTATAGACGGACCTTTACCTGACGATTTCCCAAACGCACTATGAGTGCCTCGGTAGGCTTGACGGTACTCATCAACAACACCTCTTCCGTATGAGCTTGTAACCCCACGACCAGAAGAAGCAGACCTTATAATACTACCGCTTTGGCTTCGAGCATAAATAGATTTGCCAGTTTCTTCTTCCTGAGATGTAATTGCCATCTCTTCTTTTCTTATACGCTCTTGTTCTGCTTGCCTTCTAGCAGCTTCCGCTTGCTCTCTTTGTTGCCTCCTGTTTGGGCCAGAACCTCTACCCCTGTACTGCAAACCAGTTTTTGAGTCAGATGCTGATGAACTCGACTCACCCATAACTACCTCCTATGGTAAAAAATATTTTGGCTCGTTGATGCTGTATGAAGTCTATTGCGTGTGCAATTCACCTTCTACGGAGTCCGTGTCAGTTTTTCAAGGCGGTCAACATACAACACCTGCTTATACATGGGACCCCTAGTCTACGTTGAAGTTTATTTGCACAGCCGTAGACGGAGTACGCACTACGTCCTGTCTAAATCCTGCCCTGTCCATCAGGTCCTTGGCAGCTTCCAGACGTACATACTGAGACTTGCTTCCCAGCAACTCACGCATAGTTGCCATCGCTTGTGTGGCGTCCCATCCCAAAGTCATCATAGCCAACTGCTGTCTATACTCTATAACATGCTGTTTTTTCAGCGTATTGTATGCCCAAGCTTTGTTTCTGCCCAGCTGCTGTGCTGCTTCACTCGCATTGCAACCGTTATGCAAGATAGCATGCACCAACTCTGCTTGGCTTTCCGTCAGTTTCTCGTTTCCAACTTGTGCAGCAGGAGCATGTTTCTCGATGTCTTCCATCGGAACAATCCCTGCTTTGTACTTCTCTTGTTGTGTAACGTTTGCTTTTGTCATATCCGTGGGCCAATCACTGCGTCTACGGACGATTATACATATCAATCCCAACTAGCTGTCAAGACACATTTTACGAAATTGGGGCTTTGTCGTCCGTTTTTCTTTTGTGTCGCTATCATTGAGCAAGCTCACGCTTGCATGTAATTCTATTGTCTCCTTCTCGGAGTGCGGCAACGTCTTGTCGTTGCATCACGCTGACTCCCTAAGCGGTCGTTGCAAGACGCGTTAGAGAAAGCCTAAGACTTGACGTGGCAAGTCTAAGTTTTCTTAGCTAACTTTGCTTGCGAGTCGTTTCTATGCACACATTGAGAACACACACACACGAGTTGTGATGATATCATGGAATGATGACTCTTCGAACACGAACCATTGCGGTAGGACGCAAGAGATGCAGTGGCTCTCTTCCGTCTGACCTTCACTATGTAAAGCATTTCTTTTGTCGTGGTTGTGCATAACCTGTCGCCGTACAGTAGTGCGGCTCTGCGTTCTGATAATCACAGTCTTTGTCTCGACAAAACAAATCCTTGACATTTCGCAACTCATAGTCGGCCCGTCTACATCATGCACAATCGTGTGTATGTGTTAGCCCTACGTCAAGGAGAACATCATGGGTTATTACAAAAACTTACAAATCGAACAAGCTGAAGAACATGTACCCACATGGGATACACATTCAGAGTTTGAAGAACTAGACTTTGTACAGTCTGAGATATCCGTAGCATTATCGAATGGTGACTATGACAGAGCAAAGCAACTAGCATCGCTCATCGACATCAACGTACAGTAAGCCAACTTAGGGGTAGGTGATTGTCATCTACCCCATTACGTCAAGGAGAATCAAATGCAATCATTATCAGAACAACTCAGAGAACAGTGCCAGCAACTACCACGGTTGCAGGACATCACGACAGAATATCTAGATGACATTGCACGACAGTTGCAGAACGAGACATTCTCAGAGCAAGCCAAGCAGTCATACGATGAAGCATGGCAACAGCATTACGCACAGCTTGAGACTGCTGCCATCATGTTTCATGGTGACGGTAACGACTTGACGTTGTGTTGCAAGCTCATCGACAGTCGCATTCGCAACCTCGAGTACGAGATGGAGTCACTTAAAAATTACGGTCTTAAGATCAAAGACAGCATCGCTGACCACGTTATCACTGACCCAGAGATTACAGTGCTTGAGCATCGCAGGCTTGTCGAGCTTCGTGACAAGCTCAGAGACCAGTACGCTTACATCAAGAACATGCACCATGTTCTACTCAACTCGGTTCGTCCAGAGATTGAGAGACGTACTGGTTACACGATGGGAGTGTACAAGTCACGCAAGGCACTTGACGCAGAGAAGAAAGCTCGTCAGTGGCGTCCAGT